TAACCTGGACTCCTTCTTACAATATTCAAAATCGTCAAGTAATAAAAAATGGTGTTAGACATCCAGGTAATGAACATATGGGTGCTTTTGGTTGTGATAGTTATGATATATCTGGAACAACTGATGGAAGAGGATCTAAAGGTGCTTTGCACGGATTAACTAAGTTTAGCATGGAGGATGCTCCGCCGAGCACATTCTTTTTAGAGTACGTAGCAAGACCTCAAACAGCTGAGATATTTTTCGAAGATGTATTAATGGCTTGTGTATTTTATGGAATGCCTTTACTATGTGAGAACAATAAACCTAGGCTTTTGTATTACTTTAAAAGAAGAGGATACCGAGGGTATTCAATGAATCGCCCAGATAAGCTTTGGAATAAGTTATCAGTAACAGAAAAAGAAATAGGTGGAATACCGAATTCAAGTGAAGATATAAAGCAAGCACACGCATCGGCTATAGAAATGTATATAGATAGTTACGTAGGTTTAAAGTCGGATGGAAATTATGGCACAATGTATTTTAATGAAACATTAAATGATTGGTCTAAGTTTGATATAAATAATAGAACAAAGTTTGATGCGGCAATAAGCTCAGGGCTAGCGGTGATGGCATGTAATAAAGATTTGTACAGACCGAATGCTCCAATACAAAAAAGAACAATGAAAGTTAAATTTGCAAAGTACAAACAAGAAGGCAATTTATCCGAGATAATAAAATAAGAATATGGCTAGAGGTGTAACAAATAGTTTTTTTCCAAGTCAAGTTGTGAGCGATCAAGAGAAGTTGTCTCAGGATTATGGATTGCAAGTTGGTAGAGCAATTACTAATGAATGGTTCGACGGTAATTCCGGAACAACTAGGTTTAGAAGTAATCAAAATACATTCCATGCTTTAAGGTTGTACGCAAGAGGAGAACAACCAATACAAAAGTACAAAGACGAAATGTCTATAAATGGTGATTTGTCTTATTTAAATTTAGATTGGAAACCTGTACCTATTTTATCTAAATTTGTAGATATAGTAGTTAACGGTATATCAGATAGAAGTTTTGATATCACAGCTTACTCTCAGGATCCTTACGGCATTTCTAAAAGAACTGCTTATATGGAATCTATAATCAGAGATTTGCAGACAGAAGAGTTAAACAACTTTGCTCAAGAGCAGTTTGGTATTAACTTGTTTGAGAATGCTCCTGATAGATTACCTGACTCTGAAGAGGAATTGGATTTACACATGCAACTTAGTTACAAGCAAGGTATAGAAATAGCGGAAGAAGAAGCTATAAATACTATGCTAGCTGGTAACAACTACGATCTTACAAAGAAAAGAATAAACGAAGACTTAACTATATTAGGTATTGGAGCTGTTAAAAATAATTTTACAGAATCTAACGGCGTTACTGTTGATTATGTAGATCCAGCTTATATGGTTTATTCCTATACGGAAGACCCTTATTTTCAAGATATATATTATGTAGGTGAAGTAAAATTCATACCTATTAACGAGCTTAAGAAACAATTTCCTGATTTAACACAGGATCAGCTAGAGCAAATTCAACAGCAAGGAACTCAAAACAAAGGTGTTTACGACCAAACCTCATCAAACTCTTCTAACAATAATAGAGACTCAAACGTTATACAAATTTTATATTTTAACTATAAAACCTATATGAATGAGGTTTATAAGGTTAAAGAAACAGCAACTGGTGCAACAAAAGTAATAGTAAGGGATGATCAGTATGATCCACCTATAGAAGCTTACGAGGCGGAGTACGGAAAGCTATCAAGATCTTTAGAGGTATTATACGAGGGAGTTATGGTATTAGGCACTAACCTATTATTGAAATGGGAAATGGCGCCAAATATGATGCGACCTAAAAGTGATTCATCTAAAGTTAAAATGAATTACTCTATTACTGCTCCAAGAATGTATCAAGGTAAGATAGAATCTATAGTTAGTAGATGTACTGGTTTTGCTGATATGATTCAATTGACTCATTTAAAGTTACAGCAAGTATTGCAAAGAATGATACCTGACGGTGTTTATTTGGATGCTGATGGTATTAATGAGGTTGACTTAGGTAACGGAACTAATTACAATCCACAGGAAGCACTTAATATGTTCTTTCAAACAGGATCTGTTATTGGTAGATCGTTTACTCAAGACGGGGATATGAATCCAGGTAAAGTTCCTATACAGGAAATACAAACTGGTAGTGGTGGACAAAAAATGGCTACGTTAATTCAGACTTACAATTACTATCTACAAATGATAAGAGATGTAACTGGTTTAAACGAAGCTAGAGATGGTAGCACGCAAGATTCAAGAGCTTTAGTTGGTATTCAAAAAATGGCAGCAGCAAATTCAAATACAGCTACAAGACACATATTAGATGCTGGTTTGTTTTTAACAAAAGAAACAGCAGAATGTTTATCGCTTAGAATATCTGATATATTAGAATATCATCCAGCTAAGGAAGCTTTCATACAAAAAATAGGAGCTTTTAATGTAGCTACCCTGGAAGAAATGAGTGAGTTACATTTGCATGATTTTGGTATATTCTTAGAATTAAGACCAGATGATGAGCAAAAACAAGTATTAGAAAACAATGTACAGACAGCTTTGCAAGGAGGTTTAATAGATTTATCCGATGCTATCGATATTCGTGAAGTTAAAAACTTAAAATTAGCTAATCAATTGCTAAAAGTTAAGCAAAAGAAACGTCAAGAACGATTGCAAGCAGAGCAACAAGCTAACATACAAGCTCAAGCCCAAGCAAACGCACAGGCTCAACAGGTAGCAGCGCAAGCAGAAGTTCAAAAAGACCAAGCTTTATTCGCAACTAAGTCTCAGCTGGAACAATTAAAAGGCCAGATAGAGCAGCAAAGGATACAAGTAGAAGTTGGTGCAAAGAAAGAATTGATGGAATTAGAATTTCAATACAACGTGAAACTTAAGAGCATGGAAGTTGAAGCTATGAAATCAAAAGAAAATTCCATAGAGGATAGAAAAGACAAGCGTACTAAGATACAAGGTACACAACAGAGCGAGATGATTGCTCAAAGACAACAAGATTTACCACCAAAAGACTTTGAATCGTCAGGGAATGACGTAATGGGCGGTGGATTTGGCTTAGGTTCCTTCGAACCTAGGTAATAATAGTAGTAACAATCATATAATATTTTATCATGGCGGAAGCACAAAACACAGAAGGTACGTTTAAAATAAAAAAACCTACCGAAAAACCAACTGAAGCACCAGCTGCAGTTGAACAAGTAGAACAAACAGGTCCAGCGTCTGTCTCTGAGGACGGAACTCTGAAACTTGATTTATCAAAACCCGTAGAACCAAATGCCAATACAGAGCAAGAAACAGCAAACGTGGTTGCAGATCAACAAACCGAATCTGTACAAGAAGTGGAAGCAGAAGTACCACAACAACCAGAGCCCGTTCAAACTAATGAACCCGTTCAAGAAGAATTAGAGAGTGAATTTCTACAAGAAATAACAGACGAAGAAGTTGTAGAGCAAGTAGAAGAACTCGAAGAGCAAGTTGAGCAAGCGATTGTAGAAAAAGATTTAGGTATTGAATTACCTGAAAATATACAAAAGGTAGTTAATTTTATAAATGAAACAGGAGGAAGCTTAGAAGATTATGTTAAATTAAACGTAGACTACAATTCCTTAGATGAAGATCAGTTATTAAAAGAGTATTACCAAACATCAAAACCTCATTTAGATAGCGATGAAGTAGCGTTCTTATTAGATGAGAACTTTGCATTCGACGAAGATATCGATGATGACAGAGATGTGATAAAAAAGAAAATAGCTAGGAAAGAAGAGCTTTCAAAAGCTAAAACATATTTAGACAATTTAAAGTCCACGTATTACGAGGAAATAAAAGGAGGTAGTAAATTAGCTCCTGAACAAAAGAAAGCGGTAGATTTTTTCAATCGCTATACAAAAGAAAATGAATTAGCAACTCAAACAGCTGAGAAGCAAACAAATGCGTTTTTAGATAAAACTGGTAAATTATTCAATGAGAATTTCAAAGGTTTTGATTATTCTGTTG